GGAAGACGGGAGAGCCTTGCAGGGTTCTTATTGGCTCCATCTACAAGGAAGCCGCGCTTTGCAAGATAGTCATAAAGGAAGGCGACACGCTTCTTGTATTCTGTCTCATCCTCGGCACCGATCTTAACAATGGCATGGACAGACTTACCGCCTGATTCCACGAGACACGCGATCGGGAGCTTCAGATTGATCAGGAGCTTCTTCTGCTCTTCAATGGAGAGTGTGTCTGACTCCACGAGTGAGTATGCGTATCGTGTGACATCCTTGTCGTTTGGACCTGTGGTCGGGTTAAACCGGATCCATGCTCCTGCTTCCGGATTGATGGTCCCGAATACATCATTGAGGGTCTTGTATTTCTTCAGGTCTGCGATTAGATCTGAACACTTGCGGACATGGCCCGCATTCTTCGGCACCCATTTGTCCTGCTTGTCCTTATAAACGGACTGGTTGACGAAGCTGACCTTCTCATCAGGAAGGAATAAGGCTTCTAAATAGCGGACGGCCATCTGCCAGGGTTGCTCTTTTGGTTTAGCCACTACAGTCAGGACTTCCTCATAATATGCATCGAGACCATCGTTCCAGGATAAAGCACGAACAGGAGTATAATTAGCATAAGTCTGTGCGAGATGTATGATCGTGCCACCGCCAACACCGGTATTGTTAAATGATTGCCATCTTTTCTCACAATCACCGGGAACGTAACGATCGCGGTCACGGCTCGACCAATCATCCCAGACCGAACAGGAGTAGCCCTCGGCTTTGAGGGCCATTCCTGTTTCGATCCATTCCTCGTACGTCAGACGGGACGGGTCGAGAGCCTCTAAGGCTTCCAATACATTTCTCGAATTATCCATATCTTAGATCTCGAAAGGCATGTCCTGAGCGGGTGCCGTTGCTGCTTCGGCAGCAGATCCTGTCATGGGAAGGTACTTGGTGACCTTGCCGTAAGTCTTGCCGTTGTATTCCTCGTGTTCGAGCTTGCAACGGCCTTCCTTGCCTCTTACCTTGTCCCAAGGCATCTTCTGGAGAGCCTCTCCCTTCTTCTTGAGACCGATGCACTCAAAGAATGAAGCGATCTTCCACTCCATTGTGTTGGTGAGTGTGATGTAATCCTTGCGCTCGTATGCCGAGCCGTTAACGTTGAGAGAGAGTGTCAGCACAGCCATGGGATAACCTGACTTGGATGTGCTCTGCTCAAAATCTGCTACGAAGAACTGATACTCTCCGATCGGAGGTACCTGGAACTCTTCTGAATTTGCCTCAGCGGAGATGCCTCCGTCCCAACCTAATACTTTTACTTCGTTATCAGCCATCTTTACTTTCCTCCTGTTTTCTTGATGGATTCATAAGCATTCTTGTAATCTGCGTTCGTGCTGTTCTTGTTGAGTCCGAAAGATAATGCGATCGCATTACTGTCGAGACCTTTCTCCGCGATTAGTGAGCGGAGTTCGAGCCTGTAGTTCGGCTCGGTAGGTTTAGAATCAAAGAGATGCGCTATCTGGGAAAATTCCATGTCCATCTCATCCTGCAATCCGTAGCGGTTCTTCGCATCCCAGCAGGGATGGTGAGATGCGTACATTACGCGCTTGCCTCCCATTGCCTTCTTGCTCTGGGTCTTGGAGTCTGTGATAAGTTTGGTCTTATAGTTACAGAACAGGACCATATCAGCCCACTCTTTGAGAAGGGGCGCGGTCTTCTTGGAGAGCTTCATCTCCCAGCGATCGTATGAACCCATCTCGTCCGGCTGTTCAAACTTCCGCATCTGTGCGTGAGCCGTAAACACGACATTGATCCCCGCAGCTATCGCTCTGTTGCAGACGTCCAGGAGCCCGGCGAACTCTTCCATGACATAGGTGTAACCCTTGCCATAAGGAATGTCCTCGATGCCCTGAACCTTGTGCGCTTTGCAGATGGAGCGGGTGCAAAAGCGTTCGGCCCAGTCTGCCGTATCGATAACTATAGTCAGGAACTGTCTTGAGTTGACGGCATCTTCAACGAATGTCTTGATGGCTGTCCAGTCCTTGACTTCCGGGTATCTTGCGACATCCAGAGCCTTTGTGGAGCCTTCAGTATCGATGAACACGGATTTTGGGAAGTAAGATGCAAGAGTAGACTTGCCGATTCCTTCAGGACCGTAGATCACGATCTTCTTCGCGGTCTCCAACTTTCCTTTGGTGACTTGAATCATGTTGACCTCCTTTGTAGATTCGTTTAATACTTCGAGCAGTTTCAAGAACTGCGCTGTGTCTTGGTTTCTCATTTGCAAATAGGTATCTGGATCCAGTTCTCATCGAAGTAGGCATATATCTCAGCCATAACATCCAATCTTGGATAACAATGTCTATTGCAATATCCAAGAATCGTTTTCCTGCTTACTCCGATCTCTCTTGCAAGTTCGCCATGAGACATCCCTGTCTCTTCCAACTTCTGAAGAAGCCAGGATGAGAAGTTATCCAGAGCACGGACGGTGTGGATAGTTGGTTCGATGCATCTGTTCATCTGATCCTCAGTCCTTCCGTCTGCTCAAGGTGTGCAATGCCTTCGAGATTGACACCTGCATCAAGGTGCTCCTTGATCTTCTTCTTATCGACTTCGGGCTCTAAATATTTGAGATACTCTTCGGGAATGTTTTCGATATACTGTTCGTCCATGACAACCTTTGGAGGATTGTTCTGGAGAGAGATGGAGAACAACTTGCCCTTGACCTTCTTCTCTCCGGCAACGTCCATCGCATACTGCATAGCCTTCTTGGCTCTCTCGATTGTGTTCTCGAGGGTCTTACGCCTTGCAGCGAGTCTCTGCTCTTCTTCCTTGAAAGCCTTGGCATCTGCTTCCATGTTCTTGATGAACATACAGTAATGTTCTAGCTTGATCGAGAGTTCTTCCTGACTGTTCTGCATCGCGTCGATGAGGGTATCGTCATCAATCTCTCCATTCTCCATGAGGTTCCACAGAAGCTGGATGTCTGCGGTGAGTTCATAGATATTTGCCATATAGACCTCCTTTAGATCTTTAGAATTTCTGGAAGTAGTCTCCCGATTCCTGGTTCGTCTTCTCTGTTGCGTAGTCGAGTACGTTGAGCAGTGAGCTGACAAACTCTTCGGGGAGTACGTCCTTGTTCAGCAAGTACCCTCTCAGGGTGCTTATGTCGTGAATGATCTCGATTCTCTTGGGGAGTTCGCCTGTGTATTCGTCCATTTGTAGACCTCCTTTAGCCAAATTTCAGCCAATCTTATCCGAAAATTTTTTGAAACTCTTCGTCCGTTAATCTCAGGATCTTCCGGAGAAGGATGACTTCATGCCACCAAAAATCTTGTTTTCCATCAATCTTCTGGGATAACGTTCGGCTCTGTATTCCCAGGTTGTTCGCGATGTGTATCATGGTTATTCCGCTCTCTTCGATCGTCTTCCTTAACAGGAACGAATCATGAACGGCTGGTCCTCCTGTGTCCATCCACCTTGCCTCCTTTCTTGTGGTGTTGGTTTGATTTTAGGCTTATTTTGGCTATAAGTCAAGCGAAATTTTACCTAATTTGTTGCAATTTTATGACAAGTCTGTATAATGAGGTCGGAGGTGATATAGATGGATAACTTTCAGAAAGCATTATATAAGCACACGGGTGAAAAGATCAGAAGAGCCCGAATGATGAAGGGTATGAGTCAGACTGACCTTGCAAAAGCAATGGGTTATTCTGACAGCTCCACGATCTACAAGATTGAAAAGGGCCTCCAGAAAATGCCTAATGCCAAAATTCAGCAACTTTGCTATATTTTAGGCATAGATTCGCTGTATCTGTCGGACGGCTTCGACTACAGAGTCACCACAGAAGGTGGTCACGGCTTCCAGATAGAGAACATCGATACCAGAAGGGACGGTCTTATCAGCGAGGGCATGAACTATCTATATAATGCCACTCCCGATGATCTTGAGAAGATCGTAGGCATCCTGCGCGTAATGGTAGGAGGTAAAGAAGATGGCGAAACCAATATGGAACGATAAAGAGAAGCGGTGGACGTTGAGGATCACCGTCCATGGCACCACTCACAAGTTCACAAGTACGGCAGAGGGTCTTGCAGGCAAGCGCAAGGTCCTCGCTGCTGCCCGTGACTTTGATCACTACGGAACCAAGAACATCACGGTCAAAGAAGTCCGTGAGGAATGGCTCCGGAACATAGAGAAGAGACTTGGCAAGGATTCGGTGCCGTATATTCAGGCTGAATCCCTCTCACGTCTGTACATACTCCCCAAGATCGGGAGAAGACGTATTCGAGACGTGAAGCTCCGCGACTGGCAGGAGATCATCAACGAAGCCAAGCCAAGAGACAAGAAGAAGACTACACTCTCCAAGAAGTATCTATCCAACCTCCGAGCCAACATCAATCTTCTTGTCAAATATGCTTACGAGAACGAGTACATGGAGCCACTGCGCGGAGATCTCTACATCCCTGCCGGACATCCGACCATAGGGAAGGAAGTCTTGACTCCTGAAGACGTAAAGAAGCTCCTCGAACCATCCGATAACTGGTACTGGCCTGCATGGGTCTTGATGGTCCTGACAGGAATGAGACCGGGCGAGGTCTACGGACTCAAGGTCAGCGACTTCGACGGGATGTCCTTAACGATCAGACGCGCGGTCAACTCCCAGAGGAAGATCACGGAAGGCAAGAACAAGAATGCCAGAAGGACCGTTCCTCTGCATCCGTATGCAAGAAAGATTATCCAGGACACGATCGACAGGAACCGCTTCCTGAAGACGGACTGGATCTTCCCCGGCAAAGACGGAAAGGCTTGCAGTCCTACGAACGTAACAAAGAGGTGGAAAGAGTTTGCCGAGTCCAGAGGCATTCCGGGAACGCCGTACTCGCTCCGACACACTTTTGTAAGTATGGTTAAGACCACGATGCCCGAACCGCTCCTGAAGGCTCTTGTGGGCCATTCAGCGCAGATGGACACGATCGGCATATACGGTCACCATTTAGACCGCGATGACGAGGCTGCTGTCGGCTATCTTGAAGAGGTGTTCAGATGAGATTTAGGGTACAAGATTCGGGTACAAGAGGGACAAAAGGGACAAGAAAAAGGGACAATTTTACCTATATCTTACCCACTTTTGGCTATCCCGAACTGACCAAATACATTGATTTTGTTGGGAATTTTGGCTATTTGGCTAACGGGTTCAAACCCCGTAGCTTCCACCAAACTTTAACCAGGCTTAAACGCAATAGGATCAAGGCTTTGCTCTTTGTTCGTTGACTTAGCCAAAAAATATGCCAGGTACAACGAAGGTACAAGCCAAAAACCACCTATTAAAAAAGGCCCCCGGTCAGAGCGGGGGCTTTTGCATGGAGAAAATGTATGGATGGATTACCCAGAATTGATCAGTTTATCTGTTTGCGAGCTCTGACCTCGCCGGGGGACAGTCTAAAGAGGGGGAAGGAAAGGATTAGGAAAAACCTTCCCCCTCAGGAGACAAGTATGAAAAAGCGATGTGATCACTTCTTCAGCTTGAGGTATTTAACTCCCTTGGATCCAATGCAGCACCAACCGTCACGGTCGGCGAGTTTGACGAATCCCTTTTCTTGTTTGGTCACTTTGATCTTTGCTCCATAGTTGAGAGCTCCAATCGTTGCAGAAGTGGCACTGGGAGCCTTTCTGATGTTCAGTCCCTTCGGGCATATGACCACATAGGTCTTTGTCGGTTCTTTAGGTTTAGCCTGCTCCTTCGGCTTTGTCTGTTCCTTCGGCTTTGCAGGTGTGGAAGGAGTTGCAGGAGCTTCGTCTTCGGTCTTCATAGAGTAGTCAGGATAACCGAACCCGAATACTTTCGTGTCCGTGGTATAGGTGCACTTCTTGACCTGGTTGCTCTTGTTTCCTTCTACTGTGGTGATCTTGTAGTATTTGTCTGTCTTTTCAACTGCGATGACCAGACCGGTGTGGTTCGGCTGTTTAGAGTCCTTGTTGGCTCTGAAGAAGATCTGCGCTCCTACCTTGGGAGTGGATCCAACTTGCTTCTTCTTTTTAAAGTAGTCATACGAGAATGTGACACCTGCTCCGCAGCTCTTGGTCGGCTGGCAGAGCAGTTTCAAGGCATCGTTCATGCCGTATGCCTGAACGAAGCACCAATCAACGAAGATGTCACACCACTCTGCTCCCTGCTTCTTGAAGTTGTAGAAGTTCGGGTAAGCATCGTCGAAAAACTTTGCATACTTGGTGATGTTCGTTCCTGTCTCTTTGTAGCCGATCTGGGAGACGGCCAACTCAATTACCTTGTTTACGTTAAAACTCATCTTTGTCTCCTTTCAGTTATAAAAGTCTTATTACTTGCAATCTTGGACTAACGCTTAACGCGCTCCCCGATGTTCCTTGATACTGTCGCGCTTTTAATCTCATAGTTACGGAACCCGTCGCAACATATATACAAGAACCCGACAAGCAAGTAAAAGTATTATTAGTTATTGCGGGGACTTGTTGCATCATGTAGGCGTAAGGGTCGCCCGTTGACGAAGTAGTCAGACCCGCCGCACGGTAACCCGTGTTAGTAGACCCCGCCGTCGGGAACGATGCCGCCCAATTTATGAGCCATGTCCCTTTTGTTAACGCAACCGTTAAAAGTTCCGTGTAACTTGTCGAGTTCGGAACGCTGACGGCTGACGCGGTTGTGTTTCCGCTGTAATCACCAGGGGCCAACGTGGCAAACGTAACATCCGCCCCGTTCGCCGTAATCGACATATTAGAACCCGCGACAAGATTTAAATTGGTCGCGTCGTTCGGATTAATCTCTGTTGTTCCGTTAACGTCAATTCCTCGCGCATTAGCATCAATAACGTTGCCCGAACTGATGCTGATATTATTCCCCGCGGTTAATGTTCCCTGTTTCCCTGACAAGTCAAGCGCGAGTTCGTCAATCGCCTCTTTTACGTTCGATGACAAAAGCCCGCTTGTTCCGTTGTTATAACTAACATCGTTGGATTCTCCCGTTGTGGCGACCCTGGCAAGTGATGAGCTGTCGGCCTTGTTGTTTGCCAGGGATGATATAGCCGATTGAACGTCACTATCTGTTAACGATGTCCCTGTGTTGTTATAACTGACGTCTGACGCTTTCCCCGAAGTCGCGACGGTTGCAAGGCTCGGTTTGTTGAGTATTTCAGCCACGCCTGAGTTCGCATTCCAATCGCTATTTACTTGTGCAGCGGGAATGGTCGGCTTGTTTAACAGGTCGTCATAATCTCCGCTTGTCGCCACTGTTGCAAGTGATGGCTTGTTCAAGATCTCTGCAACACCGCTCACTGCATTCCAGTCACTATTAACCTGTGCAGATGGTATCGTAGGCTTGTTCAACAAGTCATCATAATCTCCGGAAGTAGCGACTGTTGCCAGAGCAGAACTGTCTGCCTTTTCAGATGCGAGTTCATCAATTACAGTCTGGACATTGCCCGCTGATAATCCGCTTACACTATTGTTGTATGAAACGTTAGCAGCATTTACTGATGCCACCGCCGACACGGCCATGAACAATCCATCTGTCTTGCTGAAAACGAAGTCCATAACAAAGTTGTTGACTTCGCCCCAGGTCATGATCGTGTCCTGCTTTGCATTAGTATAAACAGGGAAAACCGATGATTCCGAGTCAAAGTATATCTTCTTGTCGGGATCATAAGTCAGGGCATCTGGCCAAGGAGTAAAGATACAACGAATAACTCCGCCATCGTAATCCTTGTTAAAATATCCGTCACCGACTTCCGTTGTCAGACCAAAAATGAACTTTGTCGGATCTGATGGATCTCTTCCACCGTTGTTCATGACATAAACCGAAAGAATCTTGTACTTGTACTTGTTTAATTCGATTATACTTCCTCGAGCCGTAGCATCCTTCAAGTCATAAGTCGTATTTGTGTCGTGGTCTTTATATTGTGAAAGTTCAGGATTCGGCATCTTCTCCGTCCTCCGCGCTGTTCTTGTCATACATTGCCTTGGCTACGGCAACGACAGCAGAGATCAACGTGGACAGAGCTGCGAGGGTTGCCGTAATCTCCTGGGTATAAGGAATATTCCAGATAGCCAGGACTGCGCACACGAACGTGATGACCGGTGCAATGCATAATGCTGCAAACTTCAAATTGTCGTATGTCTGGTTGCTCATTTCTTCACCTCCGCTTTTCTTTCAAGATCTTCGATGCGGTGGTTGGCCACTTTAATTTTCTCGTCCATGACCTCCACACCCTTCTCCAAGGTGTAGACTCTCTCCACTACCTTGTTATGCTTTTCCACTTCCTTTCGGAGCTCCTCTATCTTGTAGTTGGTCAGACGGTTCGCGGTAATAACCGACACAATGGAACCGCCTGCGGTACCAAGCAAGGAGAGAATACCCACGATTATCGCTGTCCAATCAATTCCGCTCATGATTCTTCCTCCTGTGTGATGTCGTACTCCAAGGTCATCGTCATGGAAGCCGTCTTGGTGACGGGACCATTCTCGATGTGGAATGCCGTTGCCTGGTATAACTTGTTGAGGATGCATCCTCTGACTCCGGATGCGTTCTTGTCGCAATATGTATAGAATTGAACAGGGCTGTCGGTAGGCTGTGAGCAGGCATAAGCTCTGACCGATCTCATTGTGGAGATAAAGAGTCCTGCATCCGTGTCGATGCTCTGTCCCTTGTAGTCTCCATTGGAATCAACCCACGCCATTGACTGCGTGTTCATGATTCTGCCGTTGCCCAGGTCAATCTGTACCAGATCGGTGATATAGTTACCGCTAACCTCGTTGCAGAAGCCCTTGATGACCTCTTGGTCAGACGTGTTGATAAGATTTACTCTGATCGAGCAGTCTGTCGTACCTTTCGTCATCTGGTTTTTAACCCACACGATCGGGATGAAGATGTTGCCGTCTACGATCTGAAGCTGCTTGAAGTCTCTTTCCTCATTAACGCCCTGAGCATAGAACTGCGCTTCGGAAGGCATCGTCTCACCATCCGTCCTTGCGTAATTGCCGAATGCGTTGATCGCAGAAGACAGGCTGATAGAGGTCTGTGTTGCTTCGGAGGTCGTAAGATCAAGAACGTTGACATCAAGAGTGGTGTCATAAGGCCTGTATATGGTTCCTTCTGTCTGACCACAAGCGATCGCGTAGACTTTCTGGTTATCCTTATCAACTGCTATATAGAAGCACCCTATACCAAGGTTCTCGAATGTTCCCTGCTGCCAAGGTGTAGGAGAGAACACAGTTGCTTGATCATCGTAAATCTCGCCAAGAGCATTCCAGAGCCAAGCACCGGTACCTGTGAACTTACCAACGTGAACTTTCATATTATTCTCGCATCCCTCGATGCAGACTGCGTGGTCTGAATCGCCAAGGAAACTGACAGGAACATACTCGCCATCTGCAATGTGAGGGAAA